TCAGAAACATGTATAACCTCCGTTTACCCCTGCAGCGCCCGCTTCAGTAACGGTGACTTCAGCTACCGTGGCAAACTGACCATTACCGGAAATCACGGGGATACTCACTTTTCCAGCCTTAACCCCCGTCACAGTGATCACCATATCTTTCACAGCAATGGTTCCCGTTGACGGATCGGCGGAAACCGCTCTGAACGTCTTGTCGGTTGCACTTTCCGGCTCAAAAGAAACAGTCAGGGTGGTTGCTTTCCCTTTTTCCACGGTACCGGATGTCGGCGTCACCTTAATTGCAGTGACCGGCGTAATTTCGCTGCGTTCTTCCGCCACGGAGGGTTTGCCCACGTTGGTAACTTTCACTGTTCGGGTGATCACTTCTTTCGCCGTCACGGCCTTACCGATACTGCTGACCCAGCCACGAAACACATCCACCGTGCCATTCGGAAAACGGATTTTATAGGCCCGGACATCGCCGCTTTCAAACCAGCCTATAAGCCCCTTTCTGGCCTTCCTCTCACCCGGTTTCCAGGCCAGCGTAAAACTGGTATCACCCGCAGATTTCTGTCCCTGCCCGGTCGCGGTCCAGTCGCGTCTTCATCATCCAGGTAGTTATCATCGTAGGATTCTGCCGTCATCTCGCCGGGTGTCAGATCCTTCACCTTAGCCAGTCGCTGCCAGTCATCGTCTGACAACGGGTTTGCATAAGCATCACCCGTGCCGGTGTAAACCCCACAGTGTGGTACCGGCACCTTTTACCGGCGCCAGGGGATTTGGTGTTGCCATATCGTCCTCACATCTCGTATGTAATGAATAAGTCAGATCTGCAGAACTCCACAATGCCATATCGTCATCACGACGATAGTCATAGCCCTGCGTAACCATCGTGGTAATCATGCCTGCCAGTGCAGGGATCGCCGCCATCGCCGGGTAAATCCGGCTTTCCATCCACTGATCAAGCTCTGAATCCGGTACCTGTGCCGGTAAAAACACCTCAATATGCAGTGTGGCCCGCCAGGTATCTGCATCCAGCTCTTCACCGGTATACTCTGCATCCGTCAGATAAACCGCGACCGCGGGAAAATCCTCTTCGTCAAAAACAACGGGGCGACCATCAAACAGCGTCGCCCCGTGTTCATGCTGCTCCAGTGCATCCAGCACTGCAGCACGGATATCAGTATGTTTCATCGTTTTATCGCAATCCTCAGTTGTTGTTTCAGCGCATATGCCAGTTCTCCGGGCAGGCGTTCACGCCGGATACGGTCAACGTTTTCATCAAACGCCTGTTTCAGTGGGGCCGCCATCGGGATTTTCACCACATCAATGGGGTAACGGTTTTTCCCGGCCACACGCTGCATTACATGCCAGCGACCATTTTTTAATCGCTGAATAAATGCCCGCTGATAACGATGCTGACCGGCTTTGAGTATGCTGTTCGGACGACGGCCCAGCATCCTGATCCCCAGCTTAATCACCGGGAGATCACCGCGTTTAACGATAATTTTGGCATTCGGATTTCTGACCGTGGCCCGTTTCAGTCTGGACCGTTCCTTTACCAGTTTCCGGCTCACCCTGGTCTCCCGGGCAACCTGTGACGAAGACTGATTAATCGCCGTTGTGGCCACGCGGTTAATGGCCATTGCTGAAGCCGCCGGAATGGCGTTTTTACGAACCCGGCTCAGATTTTCAATCGCCTGATCAAGCCCTTTTATCGCCATAATTCACCCTGCGTTTATCGTCGCCGGTTAACTGCCGGTGGTTGCCCACGGTTGAGCCAGAGATAACAACTGCCCCCGTCATCCGGAGAAACACGATCCACCCAGAATGTCTCACCATTAATGGTCAGCGTGTCACCACGCCGCACAGCACGAACCGTATCCGTCCGTACAAATAATGACGGGCAGCTTCCTTCAATACGGACCCCGCTACCGGCAAACCCCAGCGATTCCGGATCGTCAAAAACCCCCTGAACTTCGCTGCCACACTGTGCCCCCGAGGTGAACTGCGCACAGAGCCCCATCACTTCAACAATCGTGCTGTCCACCCCGGCAAGGGCAGCATCAAAGGCATTCTGAAAATCACGCATGCTCAGCCGTTCCGTGCTGTATCATGGCTGTCGCCAGTGGTGATGGCACCAGAACACGCATGCCCCGGTACGTCAGTTCAACGGGACGGCCTGTCTCCGGGCAATACCCCATCACATGCAGGCATTTCCGCACACGAACCGCTTTAACATCATCCGTAGCATCAGTGTTGTGCAACTGCTCACCATCGTCTGTGTGATTTTGCTCAGGCCCGCTCTCATCACCAGGCATAATGCCCTCCCGGGAAGCAGCAAGCTCCTCTTCCCACTCAGACACACGTTGCGCAATATCCGCAGCACTCCCCGATATATCCGCCTCGCGCCCCAGCAGGCCAGCCAGTTGACGAAGACGATTCAGATTTTCTTCTTTTGTTGCCATATCAGCCCCCTGTGAAAAAAGACACGGGGGCATTTCGCCCCCGCTCACGGATTATTTCACCTGCACCACCACAAACTCATCCGGATCTGGCAGCACCATCAGCGGTGCGGACTGCGTCATGGTAAATTCACGGGCCGGATCGCCCACGGTCAGCCAGTGTTTCGGATAACGGGAAGAGGCCACCACACCTTCGGACAACGCCTGTGCATCCTGAATGGCACCATAGCAACGAATGCCCTCTGCTGCCGTATTCCCCAGGACCAGTGTACCCTCCGGCAGATAACGTTTTTCGGTACCGTCTTCTGCCACATAAGACGTTTTTGCCACCACAATGGCCAGATCACCGTAATACCCTTTGAAAGACACCACAGCCCCCAGGTCTTTCACTGCCGTTTCGAGTTGTGAATTTGAGCCGCGACGGGTATCCAGTTTTTCGCGGAAAAGCTTAAAGCCATTCAGCAGACGCCAGACAGTACCGTCCATAATGGCAATATTCACAAGACCGCTGGCCTGATCGCAGTAAAGGTCAATATCATGCGTCGGATCAAACGTATCACGGTCCTGCTCAGACCATTTTTTACCGTCGGCCTGCTCAATGTTATTTCCTTCAGAGCGTCCAAAATCAACCTCAATTTTCTCGAACTGGTCTCCTTCCATGGTGTATTTGCCATACAGCACGGCATTCACCGCCTGCATTTCTTCCACCTGGACAATGGCGTGCTCTTCCTGTTTGAGGTTATCTGTGATGATACGCAGACGACGGTAGGCCGGGTCGTTCAGCTGAGCCGGATCTTCACCGGGAAGACGCTCAACCGCCTGCTGGTAATTAAATTCGTGTTTCGGCTTGACGTAGCCCGGACGTAACACGCGGGTTTCACCACCACGATGACGCAGCACTTTTCCTTCAACAACCGGGGAAACATAGGCCGCCACCGGCGTTTTTCCGGTAATTTTGTCCAGCATCACCTCTTCGGTATGGAAATTCACCGTACGGCGGAAAAACAGCTCCAGAAACAGCGCACGATATTTCACTTTTTGTTCGGTATAACCGAGCAACTGGCGGGTCGTAAACAATCCCATAAATCAGTTCCTTTCATTCAGAAATCAGTCAGGCCACCGCGGTGGCCTGATAACGTGTTACGGCAGCGCCGCGTGACTCAGGGCACTGCCGGCAAAGGCATTTGCCTTTTTGTGTTCATCCACACTTTCAGGCCAGCGGATTGCCTCCGTCGCAAAGGTCCCCGACTTGTAATAGGTCAGTACCGTCTCTGTGCCTTCAAGCGGCAGTACCAGTATGCCAACCGCACTACCGGCTTTCTGTCCGTCCCAGACCACCAGTTTCCCGCTGGCTTCATCCAGCATCAGGGGCGTCAGTGCCGGTGTTGCCGAGGAAATCCCGCTGCTGCCTGTGGCGGTGTGAGCCGGATCATTACCTGCAAAAATACGTACTTCCGCACGCTGTTCAGTGATGGTTTTCGTTACCATATTGTAAAAACCTCCTGTTGATGGTCAGCACTGACTTCATGGCATGGCCATGAGCATTTTCACGTCCGCATCACCGTCTGCTGACGTCTGTGGCACGCCACCCTGTACCGCTGCCGGTGAATGGTTCGCCATGAAATGTTCAAACATGGCGGTTGTGGATGCAGAGACCGGCTCTGCCTTACCTGATCCCGCAGCCAGCACAGCCCGGGCGCTCTCCACGGTCATTCCCGGGCAGGCAGCCAGCTGTTCAGCCTGCGCCTCAGCCCCTTTTGCCTCATCCAGTGCCATGATCTGATCACGGAGTGAGGGTCCGGCATCCGCCTGCGGTGAAGCAGCCAGGACAGGGCGGGCTTTTTCCACCGTCATCTCCGGCATCGCCGCCAGCGTTGCCGCCAGTTGTTCACGACCTTTCGCCTCTTCACACGCCATAATGCGATCGGCTTCACTCTGCGCGGATGCCACCGGCTGCTGCGGTGCCGCCGCGGCCAGAATCGCCCGGGCCTGTTCAACGCTCATGCCCTGTTGTCCTGCCAGCATCGTGGCAAGCTGTTCACGTCCTTTCGCTTCCTGACACGTCAGGATCCCCATCACTCGCTGGTTCTCCTGCGCGGCGGCTTCCGTTGCAGTTAATTGCGGCATAGTGCCTCCTGTATCATGTGTGTTCAGCGCCGCAGCCATCACGCTGATGGCATCCGACGCATTGATTAATTCATCCGCCAGCCCGGCCTCAATACCGGACTGACCTTCAAAAACGGCAGCCTCTGTCCCCGTGACCGCATCCACAGACAGCCCGGTATACATCGCCACTTTTTCGGCAAACATCCGGTGCGCCGCATCAATGCGCTGCTGCATGTCCTGACGCACCTCTGCCGGTAAGGCTTCAAACTGATTGCCATCCACCTTGTGCGCCCCGGCATAAATCAGCGTGATATCCACTCCGGCCTGCGCCAGATGACCGGCATAGCTGACATGGCCCATCATCACGCCAATGGAGCCGATACGGGATGTCTGGGTAACCAGCCGTCGGGAGCAGGCCGACGCCAGCAGCATGGCCGCAGAACAGGCCGTATCATTACACAGTGCCCAGACCGGCTTCTGCTGCCGGAGGCGGTAAATCATGTCAGCGCAGTCAAACGCACCGGCGGCCTGCCCGCCCGGACTGTCAATATCCAGCAGTACGCCCCGGACAGAGGTGTCCGCCATTGCCTGCTGAAGACAGGCAACAATGCCGTCATAGCCTGTCATTCCAGAAAATGGCCGCATACCACCCAGCCGGTGCACCAGCGTGCCGGTCACCGGCAGTACCGCAATACCGCTCACCACCCGGTAAACACGGGCCGGTCGTTTACCTCCGGCCATGTACTCGTCCGTTTCAGCCAGCATCCCGGGAGCATCAAGCTGTACCTGCTGTTGTGGTAACGAAAGACTTGCTGCCCCCATCTCGCGCCCGAGCGCGCAAAAGAAAACCCGCGCATAGGCGGGCTCCAGAAGCAGCGGTTCATTGAATGCTGCGGCAATAATGTGTGAAAGATTACGTCTCACGTGGTGTTGTCTCCTCTTCCGGCCTGCGACTCTCCGCTATCTGCTGCTGATACGCCTGCGCTATCCACACCGGACGTGAGAGTCCGGCTTTTTGCCGCTCTGCAGATTCCCTGACCTGCTGGCGGAAAATGTCCTGATAATCCTCGCCCATCAGCGCCAGCTCTTTCTCATACGTGCTCAGTCCGGCCTCAATGCGCATCACCGATTCCTGGACTTCCTTGAGCCCGTCAATGGCCATTCTTCCGGCACCAATCCACTCTGCCCGTGACCAGGCTGATCGCGCCTGATAAAAATCAAAACGTGCCCGTGGCGGACGAATAATCCCCCGAAGAAGTGCCTCTTCCAGCCAGCAGGAAAACATCTGCGTGGCCAGCCGGGCCGCAATAAATTTTCGCCGCCCCATAAAATAGCGCCACGACTCATTGGCGGAGGCGCGGGCACTTGAGTAACTGACCTTCGAGTAATCACGGGACAACTGTTCGTAGGAAACGCCAAGACCGGCGGCGATATACCGCAGAAGCGCCTGTTCAAGCGCAGAAAATCCATTGTCTGAATCCTGCGCAGTCTGTAGTTTCAGATCATCACCAGGGAAAAGGTGCGGAATTTTGACACCGCCCAGTGTCACGTGATTCGTGTCATACCAGCTGGAGAACTTCTCCAGAATATTAATAAGCGGATTATCCTTCTGCTCCTGTGGCGCGCCGGCGATATATTCAAAGGCCTTTTCGGTATCAAGTTCACTTTCAATCGTCGCTGCATACATCGCCTTCACTATGGCCGACTGAAGCTGTGTTGCCTGCAGGGAATCGAGCATCTTCAGCCGTTCCATGACGCTGTAAAACTGATTAGCCCCACGGGTCTGCCCGTCCTCCACCGGCTCGAAAATATGCAGCATGGCCGGACGCCCGGTGGGAAGTTCACGCGGGATCCGTTCCCATCGTCCACTACCAGAGAACGGAAAATCATCCTCACAGATATGGTACGCGACGGCACGGCCATATCGATCGACCTCCACACCAGCCCGCAGAAAACGGTTCCCCATACCGTGTCCAGGCGTGTCCACCCGTTTCGGACTCACGGCTTTAAAACGCGTACGGAATAACTGCGTGGTTTCCGTATCCCAGACCGGCTGCACAAAGATTTCGCCGTTAAACGCATGAACGCCCACACCTTCACGGATAAATTCCGTGAACGTGCGTTTTCCTTCCACGTCGATCTCGCCAGACATCCCTTCGGCGTATTCCGACCAGGCCGCCTCCACCTCATCGACAAAGCTTTTTGCTGCGGTCTCCCGCATCCCCAGCCAGCGCCAGTTCGGACGGTAGCTGATCAGAAACATATGCCCGACAATGTGATCCTTATGCAGGGCCACCGCATTAGCCGCTATTCCGTTATTGCGCACCAGATCATCTGCCCGGGCATTCCCCAGACGCAACGCGGGCAGCAGGGCCGCATCGGCACTCTGCGCCGGTGGCAACCACTCCGCCATTTGCCCGCCAAATCCTGCGCCGCCCCCGTGGTAGCTGAGGCTCTCCCGAAGCGGAACGCCGTTCACATCAATCAGGACAGGCGTTCGTTTCATAACCTCACTCCCAGCGGACGACGGCGACGGCGGGTTGTCCCCAGTACCGACTCCGCATCATTGATCGCACGGTTAAGCTCATCCAGAGAAGCCGCCGTATATTCAATTCTGCGACCATCTTTCTGGACAGACACCACCCGTTTACCGGTTAATAAATCAAGGCGCGCCTGACGCAGCGCCTGCAGTTCAGCGACTGTAACCATTCACTCCTCCGGACAGCTTCGCTGCCAGTTCTTTCAGGGTTGGCCGGGTTGTCTCTTCTTCCCGGGATTTTGCCAGTACAGCCAGATCAAGCTGCCAGCGTTGCACGGACACACGTAATGCCGCGTAGGCATACACCAGGCAGTCCAGCGCTTCGTTACGCCGCTTTTTGTTATCCCACAGCAGACGCATCTTTCCTTTTTCCCACTTCTCCACCAGCTCTTCCGCCACCAGTTGCTGCGCCTCTGTCTGCGAAAAAATCTCCGGATCATCAGGAAAACGGATGGCATACGACGTGGCTTCATCCGCAGGCGTGGGATCGGCTTTCATACGGGCATAGAGAATTTCTTTTGCGGTGTCTGTCCCCACTTCACACAGATACACGCCCCGCTGATTGCGGGTTTTTGGCATGGTGATCACCGGCTTGCCATAGACAGATGCGCCTTTTACCGGCAGTACCCGGAAAACACCGTGTTTTTTTGATCTCTGATAAACGATTTCACCATCGATCCCCCCGGTGTCCCAGCAGACACGGGAAATGGTCATTTCAGTGCCATCCGCATGGCGGTATTTTTTGTTGATCGCCGCATCCACACGTAACAGCGTCTCTTCCTCATCGGGACGCCCCATAATGATGATTTTATCCACCAGAAAGGCTTCCTCTCCCGGAGCCCATCCCCAGACATACATCTCAAAACGGTTTCGCTGCGAGTCAATGCCCGCCGTCAGATAAACCACCCGGGCAGGCACCGCCGCCGTGTAACGCACAACCTTATCCATCAGTACCTGGTGATCGAGTTTTTCGCCCACGGCCTCTTCCCAGGTCTCGCCCAGCGTGGTGTTCACAAAGGTTTTCAGGCCGTTGGGATCTTTCAGTGCATCCAGCCAGTCATAGACAATCTGTACCCAGGTGGTGAACGGACTGTACGCCGTCCAGATATGGAATGTGATGGAGCGCGGCGGCGGAATTTCATTACCCGCAGCGCTGAAAAACGTCAGGCCGTCACGGGTCCACATGCCCGTGTTTTCACAGATCCACCGCCCGTTGCTCTGGTCAAGTTCAGACTGATGGATCACGCAGCCATGATGTTCACAGAGGTAGAAAACGCTTTCGGGGCTGTCCTTCTCCCATTTAAGGCCAAAAGGCGTGGATTCATCGCCAAATTTCAGATACTGCGCCTCCCCACAGTGCGGGCAGGGCACATAAAAACGCATGAAATGTGCCGACTCGTTAGCGGCTTTTTCGATCTGACAGGTGCCTTTGATTTTAGGCGTCGAGCCGCGAATGGATTTTGGCCATACAGAGCCCTCAATACGCTTATCCCCCAGCAGGGTTGGCGAGCCCTCTTTTTCGACATCCGGCTCGAACGAGGAAAGTTCGTCATAGCAGACCACGTCCACGGATTTTTCACGGTAGTTTTTGGCGGCAGCGCCGCCCAGGCACCAGAAGCCCACACCCGATGAAAAGCGTTTCAGCGTGAGAGTATTGTCACGATGTTTACGACCCAGCCATGGGGAAAGGTCTTTCAGGCATGGCACGTCCCGAATCGTCGCCTCCACGTGAGACTTCATAAAATCTTCAGCGGCAGAATCCGTAGGCTGAAAAAGCAGACTGTTTCGGGATTTATGCTCAATAAAATACCCGACCACCCCCAGCAACATCTTTGTATAGCCAACACGGGCAGATTTAATCAGATTAACAGTGCGGATCTGATCATTCCCCATGCTGTTCATGATGGCGATCTGGAATGGCAGCGTTTTCCATTCTCCCTCACCATATGAAGATTCTTTAGGCAGATAATAATTTTGATCAGCCCATTCAACTGGCGTCACCGGCAATGCCCTTATCAGGGGCTGTAATGCTGTTGTGACAGCGCTCATCATATTATTCAGTTGTTGCTCTGATATATTCATCGAGTAAATCCGGTAATTTATCCCCCGCCCGCGCACACTGATTTGCCCCCTTCGCAATAAGGGTTTTCAGATGGTCAAGATGGCGCGGTGTTAAATCAGGAAACTGTCGCTGCATGGATAAAGGGATGGAATCAAGCGTACTGGATAACGCCATTGCCAGCTTACTGAGGGCAAAAATACAGAACCCGGTGTCAATAAGTTTTCCTTTTGACACCTCATTTTTTAACTGCTGTGTAACAGCCTGTTCTGCTGTCAGTTCCCATCTGGCAATAAGCAATTTCTCCTCATAGTCGTCTTCGCTATCGCCATCAGGCACATCGTTTTTACTTCTCCTCAGATACGATATGTAAAAATCGCGCCAGGCATCCAGATCCAGTTGCCCTCTCTTATTCGATATCGGGGCACCCGGCAATTTCTGCAATCTGCGAAGCTGGCGATCGGTCAGACTTAAATGCCTGGCAACTTCAGTCTGCGTAGCCACTCCTCACCTCGCAAAAACTCTCACCTCACAATCACAACAAAACCGGTCATGTCCGGCTTACATGTCTATTTTTGTTCATGTCCGGTTCACAGAAAACCTGTTTTTATATTTTTCATATAGTTAACTTGAAGAGAAACCGGACATGGATCCCGGAAAATTTTCATAAATAGCGAAAACCCGCGAGGTCGCCGCCCCGTAACAGGCCGGATCGCCAGAAAGGACCCGAAAATGATAATAATTATCAATTAAATAAAAGTTATCTCAACCGACAAGTTCACCATGAAAGAGGACAAATAATGAGTTCGGTCTCAATGCATTAATTGATCTGCATCAAATTTAAGTAAAAACATCTTTGGACAATACAGAACACTGCAGTGAATATGGAAAAAGACAATGTCATCGAAGAACAAAACCAGCAAAACAACAACCCGTAACATCCGTTTTCCCAATCACATGATTGAGCAGATCAATATCGCCCTTGAGCATAAAGGCTCCGGCAACTTTTCGGCATGGGTTATTGAAGCCTGTCGCCGGAGGCTGGCAGCAGACATAAAATGTGCCCGTCAGTTAACTGTAACAAAAAATGATACACCGTCTGCTCTGTGATAACTGTTCATATAACCATTTCTTTATATTGCTGAATTTACAAAAAGTCGCAGTTATTAGTCGTATTTATTCCGAATTGAAATCATCCGTCATATAAAATAAAAAAGAATAACAATAATAATCTTCTACCCTTATCAGTACCTTTACTGCTGTGCTCCAACACAGCAGTTTTTTTGATTATGCTCACATATTTTTCATCCCCACCGCACTGCACATTATAACTGTTGCTTTTCAATTCAGGCTTTGTGCAGGTATGTCTGAATCTCCTCCGGGAGAGGTCTTCATCGTTATCAGCCCCAAAACACACCAGCGACACTGACAAAGAGCCTGCGAGTGCAGTTGCCCCGTTTTCGTTTTATGATGTATTCACCCAGTCAAATAATGAGCAAATTCAATCCATGTCAGACGGCAGAGAATCATAAAATTTAACCATCGTGCTTACATAAACAATCCGATAAAGACTTAACATACTTAAAATCGCATATTGCATAAGAATAAATAATAAGTCATCAAAAAACATCGGGCAAAACTACCGCAACTCCAGTTAAAAAGACAATATATTAATCCAGCGACCTCATTTATTATTCAGAAATGCTTAATAATAAGATATTTCCTGTTATTCCTTTATGGAGATCGGGTAACTGCTCCATGCCAGTCTTGTTGAATGGCTCAAAAAATAAGAGAATAATTCATAACATATATTGTAATTCAGGCTCGGTTATTTCGAATTGAATACTTGCATTAAAATCTGATAAAAAATTCGTCATAACAACAACATTCTCTTCTGCATGTGCCATAACCTGCCGTAACAACCCGGCAGGTTTTTTTATTGAATAAATTTCCGGTTTCTTCCACCATCGCACCGGCCAGGCGACTATGAGGGGACAACGCCGCGCTCCGTTAACGCAGTAAACCCCGGTGTGTATCGTTTTTGATTATCCCCGCACACTCGCGCAGAGGAGTCTCCCTGTCGGGCTGCGGTCTCTGTTAATACGGGAATACGGCGACAATACCGCGCATGGATAATAAGGTCGCTCAACACACTGGCTGTAATGCAGCCGATACCATGCGGCATTTAGCGGCATTCATCGTACACTCAACGGTTAGCTCTTCATTCGTGGCATTCACCTGAAAGATCCGGGAGTGTAATTGCGTACATTTACCACTGAACGAACCTTCAACAAGAACACGACCACGCTGCAAAATACGGAACAGAATTGTTCCCTGAAAAGGCTTTACGGTTACCAGTAATTTCTTCATGCATTCTCCGGATAACAAAAATACTAGTTAATACACTGAGTGCGGATATATTCCTGCGCCCCTTCCAGCTGCTTCTGCATCATCATCAACCGCTCTCTGAGAGTGAAATAATCCCGTTCAACTGTGTCTGCCAGTCGGGGGCCGGTTGCATTATCCACGCCGGAGGTGCCGGTGGCTTCACGCACGGTACCGGAGCAGGTGGCGTTGATCCGCAGGCGCTTACGACCAGCGGCAACATCAGCACGCAGAGTTTCATTTTCAGCTCTCGCATCGGCTAATTCCCTCGAGTATCTGGCATCAAGTGCAGCGACATCACGCTGGCGTATCTGCATATCAGTAATTGTCGCGTTCGCCAGCTCCAGCTCTCTGACTTTTTTATCGCGCTGCGCTTTGTAGGTGATGGCGTTATCGCGGTAATGATTCAGCCCCAGACCAAGCGCACCACAGGCTACCAGCAGGACAATAATCACCACACACAGAACACGGTTCATATCCCCCTCACCCCAGCATCCCCGACGAAGACAACATCATCCAGCCTAAGAGCAACCAGCATTAGTGAAAATGAAATGCCGACGATTACACAGAGGATCTTCGCCAGCGTTATGAGCTTGTCTGACATGCTTAATCCTCTTCACGATTTCAACGCAATGACCAGTTTTGCCAGCCCATACAGCATCGGAGACACAGCAATACCGACCGCCACCCACTTAATAGCAAAAGCCAGCGCTCTGCTGATGTCATCAGTTACAGGCGCTTTCAGTTCAAGGCCGTTTTTCATAGTCAACCTCAACAGAATTCGTTTATACTTTTCCATGTTCTCCCTTGCCTTATCCAAGGTCAGAAACACAAAACCCCGCTTGCTGCCAACAAACGGGGTTTTACTTTTATTCACTTAGGTTTTGCCAGTTCGCAGGATTTCGTGTTATCCGTCCGCGTTGGTCAACGTCATTTTTCAGCAAAATATTCTGCTTATCTGTCGATTCCCCAGCACGCCAGCGCGCTCTCCTGGTCACGACGGGATATCTGACCGTAACAGTTGTTTGAGCGGATACGGCAGTCTCTGCCACCGTCCTTAATCCACCAGCGAATCGCTTCACACGCTCCCCTGCGATCGCCTGCATTAATTCGTTTATAAAACGTCGACGGGAAACACTTACCGGGGCCAATGTTATACGGACAGAATGACGCGATCCCCGCTTTCTGGGGTTCAGTCAGTGGCACTTTGATGTTTTTCGCCACCCATGCCAGCGCCTTGTCACGTTCAATGGCGTTAACCCGGTCGCATTTTTCCTTTGACAGCTTCATGCCAGGAATAACAGGCTTACCATCCACCCGGGTGGCTCCACGGCAGATGGTCCAGATCCCCGCACCATCACGGTATGCCGTGGTGTGGTTACCTTCCTTTTCATCCAGAAACTGGTCGAGGATTTCAGGCGCAGGCGCACCTGCGGCAATCAGCGCCAGAACGGCAGCCGACAGACCGTATTTGATTTTGGTGTTCATGGATATTTATCAGGATTTATCGGTTCCGAATCCCTGGATATGTTAAGTCTTCAGCCTGCCAGTGGTGGGCACTGGTGTTTTACCTGATGGCTGAAATATATCTGACAATTCCCGTCGAGGATTTAGCAATGTATAACGATGAACATAAATATACCGCCTGCATGCAGGCCATGAATGAACAATTTAAATCAGCATTCCTTAAACTCATTCAGCAAAACCACGAAGCAGTAAAATCCATTCAGGCTGAGCCGTATGGACACCTCACACCACCAACTCTCGACATTATGTCCAGAATATTAACACCAGCCATGCTTCTACGTCTGAAAGACAATATAAATGACTGGTTAAACGAAGAATTAAACTACCTTGAATGTGAGTGGGATCATCATTACGCCAAATCACAAAAAGAACGCATCTTCCGTCGATTATCCGGCAACAGATAACGAGCCAGCTTATATACGTCCTTTAAGATAAGTCAGTCCTGGATGAAACCAGTAAGCCGGCACTTTTTTAAAGGGCGGATTATCAAAATCACGAAGAAGAGCCTCCCGCACAACTGCATCCTTGTCCGCACCACTGGCCAGCGCTTCAATCTCAGCAGCTACCTGCAGATATCCCATGCAACGACCAATGCGCTTCATTAGTCCCTGCTTTTTATTGTTCTTCAGGTAATCAATGGCAAATTCAATGAGCGCCTCACTGTGCTGGTGCGATGCTGGTGTTACTTTTCCATCTTCACGGATCGTGATATTCCAGTCATCGCTTGTCACAATAAAAGATGGCCGATTATCCCCCCATTCCTGGTCTTTATCCGGTGCAGACGCAATAAAATAACGTTTATTGCCTTCCTCTCCGGCACTTTTAACTGTAATGGAGTACTTTTCTGACAATGCGGTCGGTAAAAACTTTTCCTGCAAAATCTTCGCAAAGGTCCTGCGAGCAATTTTGATGCAATCATCGTAAAACGCTGCTTCCTGCTCATCGCGGCGTTTTTTTTCATCTTCAGAAACCATCAGCACCGACAGTTTTTTATTCAGTTCAGTGATTTCATTTTCCAGGCAACTTATGCGCTGATTCATTTCTTCATGGTTCATCGTCTACTCTCCCCGCGCCGCCTTACGCCGGTCCTCTCTGATTTTGAAATACAGGTTCGTCAGGTACGTCAGCAGGCCAAACAGCAGACTCCCCAGCACGCCTATTGCCACCCACTGGGACGGAGAGACTTTGTCCAGCAGCTGCAGTAACCAGTATCCCGTCCCCACCGCTGACGTGGTGTATGACACACCTGTTGTGATTTTTTCCATCTGGTACATACCCCGTCTCCCGTTATCCGGAAGCTGACAACAATAAAAAAGCCACCCGTTAATTACTGATGGCTCTGATGCATAAACGTCATCATTCCTGACCGTTATGATTGACAATGGTTATCATTTTTATATAAAAATACTCCCGATATGTGTTACATATCATTTCTCCACGGGGAATATCCCCACGCCAGCGTCAGACTCGTTTTCCCGTTCTCTTCTGTGCTGGCGTTTTTTTATTATGATGTCGGTGCATTTATTTCCAGCACCAGGCTTTCAATCTCAACACCATACGCGGCATTTTTGGGCGTAAAAAATCCCCTCCGGTGAGGGGATTTGCTTATGTAAACATTTACACTGCTTACCTGCATGGTGCCGGGTGCCTCCCGGTGAGTTCGGCCTGGTGCCACCAAACCCGCGTATTCTCGCTTACGATCATCAAAGAGATCATACCGTTCACCAGTCGCCCCTCCGCACAGGGGGATTCACCATGCAGAAATTTTCTAACACATCTATTATCAGACCGGCAACAACTGACTGAATTGAGATGTATTTAACATTTATGAGTCTCCGCCTGCTATTTTCACTGAGCTATTCTGAGTCAACGAAAAATAACTTCGCTGAATCCCCCTCCATTATGACAGGCATTAGTTTTAATGGTTACAGTCATCCCCGTAATTTGCGCACTGAGAAGAAGAGACTGAAGATTCCATCTGTTGGTAAATAATTCTTTATCACCCACTTTAACTGTAAAGGTATCGTCATCATTATATTTTGTATACTCCACCTTTCCAGTTACACAATCAGGCGTCGCCAGCGCACTTGCTGAAAAAAATGAAAGCGATGCAGCTATTAATAATGTTTTTTTCATTTTACCCCCTCAACTGCTAATAGTTCTGCGCATCAGAATTGCCCCCAGTGTGGATGAATCCCACAATATTTTATTGTGCGTAATCCCACGGACTCTTCCATCTGCCGGACACATAGAAGGAAACTCATCAGATGCCATTCTGGCAACTCGCGATGCATGATGATGACAATTCAGTATTAATGCCACGCTTCCCAGAATTGCATTAATGCTTCCAAAAGAAATTCTTCCTACACGAACAGAGTCTTGTCCATGATAGTCAGGCAGGACGCTACTCAACCTTCCCCAGTTCAATGTAAGATCAACATCTTCAGCAGTCATTACATAAGAACGCCCACTGAGATCATCCAGTGTTGTACGAAATCCCCTCTGTATTTGCCGAAAACGTAAAGCTTCAGCTGTCACAGTAACAAACCGTAACATCGCTCTTGCCACAGACTGCGTCAGTGAGGTTCCACTATGCGACATTAAATCCAGATAAGAAGTAGTCAACGAATGGCGATTTATCTGCATCCCCGTACGACTGATCCCTGCAACACGCTGTAACGTGGTATAGCTACTGTCACCAGACAATGTAACCGCTGTTGTACCTGGAAAGGTAACATGTGAAAAATCAGCAAAGCGATAAAAAACATTATTTGTCCTGTTAACAAATCCTGTCACATATAAATTATTTCGTTCAACAATAAGCCGTAGATTATTAAACCGCCCTTCCTCTGGATCTATCCCTCTGACATCAACTGCAAACAAATTATCCCCTGTGCCACTATCAATCATCAGTAAAGACGTACCTCCTGATGAAATAGTCTGTAATGGAGTACCTATTGCAGAGCGAATGACATTCAGCGAATCTACATACGTCTTTGCAGTCGAGAAGTCTAAGGTAAATTCCTTCGCCACCACATTAACTGAAAAGATAACAAAGAAAAAAGTTAGCACTCTAAAAATAATTATTTTCATATTACACAATACTCCTTGAGCACCATACGATAACTATATTCTTGACATCCTCCACGCCCTGAAGGACGGCGTTTTACGGCGCACCGGATAAACGTAACAATAACGTAATGAAAATGATAATCATATTCAAAGAGAGCTGCAACCTTAACATATCTGGTCAGATCTCATGCGACTACTTGACGTACGTAGACAACAACATTTATTGATACACAGGATGTTACGGACATAAAAAAGCCAGCCACTGGGGGAGGCTGGCAAACTCGTAGAGCAAAATGCTGTTACGCAAACTTCGTTACAGGGTCATCCTGCAATACAAAAAATACACAATATTTAGAAAACTAATAGTGCCATGTGCAATTTTTAAGATTTTGTTATTAATTGTGGTCGCACCTTCCTTTCTGTGTACTTTCCGTATAGCTCACAGGATTCTGGGTACAAAAAAACCCGCGCATCGGCGGGTTAAGCAGCGTGGCAATGTAACCACTCTTATCATGATATGCAGATTTTTACGATCGTAAACTATTTTTTCGCTGATAAAATACAGAGGTTCTCCCTCCCGGCAATTCACGCTCAACATACCGATCCATCTCAAGCCTCACTCCCAGCATCATCAGCATGCCTTCAACAATCCCCTCCGCTTTGTGAAGGCGTTTACCTATACAGGTGTCAGAGCACCCATGTTTCCGTGCCAGCGCCATGAACGTCTCCCCCAACACGTAATAATCAACCAGCAAGTCATGCAGATCGCTGTTGTTCCTGTTAAGACGAGCCATACACCCGCATATAATCATCGCGTCATCGTCACAACATTGCGGGCGAGATTTTACTTTTGAAGGAATTAATCCCTTAAAACCGGCGGCAATGGACGACCAGGTCACATCTTCATGATTATTAGCCGCCCACGCTCCCCAACGCTCAAGAACCATCTGAATATCACGCATCAACTTACTCCACAAAAATCAGACCAAAACGCCAATTACAAGCAAAAATCAACAAAACAGTATTAGTTGATTGTTATCTCTGACTTCATACTCCTGCTCCTGTCAGGGTTTTGGCGTAATTCTTCAGTATTCGGTAATCGGTCAAAACAGAACCGGGGAAACGATATAAGCGCAGACGCCCCCAGCGGTGGCGAAGAAGTTCTGCCATATTAAACTCAAACATCATTCATTCCCCATTTCGGTGATGGTCAGTTCCAGCCTCCCACCTTTGGTAACAGGCATCTTCACAACGCGGTAATCAACGACCTGAGCATCATCCAGCCAGAAACCTGCTTTAGTGAGTGCGTCAAAAGCGGCTTTTTGCAGATTATCCAGGTCACGGCGACGGCGATCCGGCATGTGGCACTCAATGCGGATTTTCACAGGCATAGCCAGGCCGATATCCAGCATTGCGTTTTTAATGATTCGGGCGACGTTATCGCGGTATGCCTGCCCCTCTGCGCTGACGTGCGTGCGCCCGCGATTATGGCGGTAATAGCGATTATTGCTCGGAGGCCAGGGTAATGTGATGCTGTAGGTATTCACGCCTTAATAACCCCCTCTTTCAGCCAGATAACCTGTGTTCTCGCCATACCTTCCAGCGCGCATTCTTTTGCATATGCAGCATCGACAAAATGTGTGCGGCGGTCGATTTCGTCGTGGCAGGCAGAACATGCAATGGTGGCAATCAGGTCTGGCGGTTTGGTACCGGTGCCGCACAATCCAGTCAGCCGGATATGTGCCAGTACAGACGTTTCAGGGTTGCCATTACATACGCCAGGGATTCTTACCTGGCATTCCCGACTACGCGCTGCTTTTCTCAAATCAGCCATGATTCCTCCTTGCTGCCAGTCGCAACCATTTTTTATCAACCAGGCTGGCGGTATATCCGAGCAGTGTTGGTATTTCGGAAGGCTTCAGCTCCGGTTTACGCTTACGACGATTTGGTACTCTGTAGATGTGTCCGTTCATGACACGAATAAGCGGTGTAGCCATTACTCCTCCTGTTTGTCGCGGAGCAGCTGGAACTCGCAGCTCTGCGGAATAGTCAGGTGGCAGCCAATATTCACCGCCCAGGCTTCAACCTTACACAGGAAGATATACATCTCTCCGGTATCAAGATCGGAGGTATGGCGTAACGACTGGATAGTGGTGATCTCACCGGTTACGACATCAACCAAGTCTTTGGTTTCATAACCGAGATATGTGTGTTTGAGAGCATCTTTTACCCAAGCTGGAGTGGCGAACGTTTTACCCCTGCTGATGAGGTATTCACTGATTTCGCTGTACCACATGTGGCTGAGTGCATTCTGGGAAAGACTGCGTTTCTCACGCCACGGTTTAAGCACCATGCGAAAGCATTTTCCGTCCTCCAGATAAGGCTGGATCTGCTGACCGATAGCGGTGAAGTTACCGCGATGCAATTTGATACCGTCTTGTGGGAGGTTCACGCTTCACCTCCGCAGAGGTCAAACGCAGGATGCAAAAAATCGCAGGTGCATTTCTGCATCTGTGAAGGGAGAAGAGAGTTTGGATTGTATGTGCGCATAAACGTCCCCGTTTAGCGCAGAAGTCACCGGAGTTGTTCAAGCTCCGATGACTTTATTATTACGAATTGATTTTACAAAATCAAAAGGTATGTTAGTGACGCGGGTCTGTTATTATGCGAGAAGGGTTTCCGTATAAAACAAGGACCTTACTTCCTTGAGTAAATAACGGATCTTTGCCTTGAACAATGGTCATTAAATTCCCATTCTCAGTTTCGACAACATATTCCATGCCTGTTTGTTTTGTTGCTGAAGATTCGATTGCTGCCCCGGCAATACCACCAATGACTGCACCACCAACGGCACCAACGATATTAGAACGAACTCCCCCACCAAGCGCAGAACCAGCGGTTGCCCCCACGGCAGCCCCAGCAGTCCCGCCTAACGCGGAAGTCCCACTGATATCAACCCCCCTGGCACTAATAACTGTACCAGCGATAGTTCGATTAACCATGCCCACAGAGCCAACAGAATAACTATTTGGCGATATATTTTGTGCGCATCCAACCAACACTAAGAGTGGAGCAATTACGAATAATCGCTTCATTTAGCTACCCTAACAGGAAACATTGGACGAGAAAGATCAACACTTTCTAATGCTTGCAAGAACTGCGTTATGTTGTTTTGCACCGCGCGATTAACAGATTCGCGTGCTCGAACAATACCGTAGAATGCGTAACTGGCTGGAACAGTACCGGTAGACTCAATATCCTGCGTATATATAATATCACCATTCGCACGGTTGATTATTTCATACCTTGCAATTGCTTTAGTTGTCATTGAAACACCAAAAGCAGGAACGTCAAGAGCCAACACTTTAACATTTAAGCTAACCGTATTTGGTGAACTATCACGAAAAATAGTCATTCGGTCGAGTGCTTCCTGCAAAGATTCACGCCAAATTGGAGTTATAGCCTCCATACCAGCAGTGATATCCCCTTTCTGCTCATCTGGACGAGCAAGTGATACCGTTAATGACTTAATTTCAGCATCTATTTTTTTCTGGCTAACTCCCACGTTAGGTGTTGAAAAATTCAATGGTGGCACACTAGCGCAACCTGTTAAAGAACCAATAATCATGGCTAATAATATTATCTTCTTCATAAATTTACCTTATTGTTATAACCAAAGGAATTATAAAGTAAAAAAGTTCACTATCACTAGCCATTAACGACATCAATTTCAGAGAAACATGGTACTCATTTCCACAAATTTGACACAAGTCATTTTCATCTACATATTCCATCATACTTGATGCATATGTTATTGAAGCCTCTATCCTATCCGTTCATAATAGCAATAGTTACCCGGGTGATAGTACCTCTATGATTACTCGTCTTTCTGATTGATTGGATTAAATATGCGCGCCAAAATTTATCAACTTTCGTTATGGATATTTATTTCGTTTCTAGCGATCTATGCCTTTATTATCTATAAAGGTTCTTATATTGGAGTAGCATTGCATCAAATTGCTTGGATCATCATTATTGCCTCTGGCTTGATTGCTAGGCTAACTAAACCAAAGCAAAAACCAATTTCGTCCAATAATTAGACATGTATTAAAAAATGATATTTTTATGTACATAGTCTATTGAAAATTGCCGCGATAAAATGCCAACACCCGCTTCATCGCGGCACTCTGGCGACACTCCTTGAAAATCAGATTCGTGCTCACCTTTCCTTCCCGTTCTTCCCTGGTAGCGAACCGGTAATACACCGTTCGCCAGACCTTACCATCAATAACTAAGATTCCTGTCCGCGCCATTTTAGCCGCAGCCTGATTTATGCTGGTTACTGTTGCGCCTGTTACCGCAGCAACGTCCTGCGCACAGAAGCTCTTATGCGTCCCCAGGTAATGAATAATTGCTTCTTTTCCCGTCATACACTGGCTCCTTTCAGTCCGAACTTAGCTTTGATTTCTGCAATCTTCGCCAGAGCCTGTGCACGATTTAGAGGTCTACCGCCCATGACAGGAAGTTGTTTTACTGGTTCAGGGATCGCCTCACCACGGTTAATTCTCGCAGTCATATGGACAAGCTCATCTGCGGCCTTACGGCGTAATTCCGCATCAGTAAGCGCATTGGCCCGCATGTTCTGATACAGGTTGGTAACCAGCCAGTAGTGCGCGTTTGATTTCCACGGATAAGACTCCGCATCCGGATACAGGCCTCGCTTCCGGCAATACTCGTAAACCATATCAACCAGCTCGCTGACGTTTGGCAGTCCGGCGATAACGGATGCTTCTTCCCGGCACCATGCAACAAACTGCCCGGGTGATGGCAGGAATGGTCGATTCTGCCGACGGGCTACGCGCATTCCAGCGTTAACCTGTTCCATTGTGGTGATCCCGTTTTCCCGGAAAGCCAGAACCCACTGGCGGCGGATTTCGTTCAGTTCGTTCTGGTCCCGGTTAGCCAGGCTCGCCGGGAAAGTTGCCAGTAACTGGCTGAACACACCATTGATGATCTGCGCTACCTGTTGTACCTGCGGCTTTTCGTCGTACTGTTCCGGCATGTTGTTGGCGATCCGGCGCATCTGCTCACGGTCAAAGTTAACCATCTGTGCGGCGATGTTTTTCATAAATCCACCCCGTAAATCCAGTCAGTGTTTGTCAGGTCGAGTTTTGATTTTCCGGCTGTCACGCCAGCCTGTTGCTTGTTTCGGTTGATTTCGAGCTGGGTCCACTTGTCGCGGAGTTTGGCCGGACTTAGCACGTTACCGGACCAGAAGTTGTCCTGGCAGGCCCAGCGGAACAGTACACACATGTCGCGGTGGTTACGTCCATCACGTTCACGCATCAGACGGATATCGTTAGCCCACCCTGCAAAATTCGGTTTTCTGGCTGATGGCGCGATGGTCTTCACCATGTCAAACATCCACTCTGCGGCGGTCAGGTCTTCTGCTGTCCCCCACTTGCTGCCGTTCTGAATCGCAGCATCCGCTTTCACCACAGGAAGGTCGTTTTCTGGCAGGTCAGAGGATTCGCCAGAATTCTCGGACGAATAAGGTTTTATATTGTCTTTTGTTAGTTTGTCTTTTGTGTTTACCTGATTCGGGTAAGTGCCTTTACCTGATTTGGGTAAACTTTTCTTACCTGATTCAGGTAAATTTACCTCTTTCAGGTAAACTTTATTTTTCTTACCTGATTCGGGTAATGTTGACCATTCACTGACCACATTATTAATGCCTATATTCCGCCCGCTCTGAATAAAAATCCCACGCTTTACCAGAACACTTTTTGCAGCAGAACACTTGTGCGGCAATATCCCGGTCAACTCGGAAAGTTGCTCGTTGCTCACCCAATCCAGTTTTTTATTAAAACCATATGTTTTGCGCATGACAGCCAGGAAGACCAGAAGCTGGTGCTGTGTTAATCCGGCCAGCATCACAGCTTCCAGCAACTCATTTGCAATGCGCGTATAACCATCATCGAGATCTGCCACGCGCCGCTCCTTTTGTGCCTCATCCGGCACTGGAAAATTGAATATCTCAGCAGTGTTTGCCATAATTCCTTCCGCAATGAGTGCGTTACGATTTGCACCTGAAAGTCGGTTCTGTTCCAGCAGACCGGCTTTCGCCATTTCTGAACCTGTCATATCGCCCCCAGCATGGTAGTAACCATCGCCATCAATGGACCAGCCAGATCTGGGTCCACACGAAACATCGACACAATACCTTCACTAATTTCCTTCAGTTTCTGGTGGCGTGGTGCGTTGAGAATGACAGCCTGTTTTGCCTCACTGAGTTCCTTTTCCATTTCAGCCAACCTAGCCATGAAGCTATCCTGCTCAACCAGGTAACCGCGATATTCCAGCGGTAGTACCGCCAGGATTGCCGGGGTCAGTTCACGCACGTTATTTCGGTATTTTTCAGAATCGAATTTGTTATCGAGGAAGCGGAACAGCTTCTGGCGTGCACGGCTGACATCATCAGGGAAATCGATGGTGCCGCCGCCCTGCTCCCGATACTCATTCACAATGAGTGTGGCAACGACATCCTGATTATCTTCAGCCGACCAGGCGCGGACGGCATCACGGATTTTTTCGTGGCCTGGCACCTGTTTTGTTTGAGAACGATTTATCACCGCAGTCGGGCTAAATCCGCTAGTCTGTTGGTATGTAAGTGGTTGCATAATTGACTCCTTTAGTTTGAATTGACTGTTAAGTTGATTGCTTATTGTTAAAGAGCGTGAAATGGAAATTTAAGCTGCGTTCTTTTCGGTGTGTGGAAACAACTTCGGAAGATCCGGGCGAATCTGGTATGCCTTCACTACTCCACCAGTAGCCGTAACAATGCTGCCAACATGTTCAGGGGATACCTTTGCTTTGTTGTGAAGCCACTTATAGACGGCCTGCTGTGAAACTTCGCAAGCAGCACCCAGTTTCTTTTGTGAACCAACGATATTGATCGCTGTTTTAATAGCTGGGTTCATAACAACCTCCGTGGTTAATTTGAATCAAGATTAAAACTATGGTTGTTTTTAGTCAACAACCATTTTCGTTTGATGAAATAAAACCTTGGTTGTACATTTGGACTATGAAAACAACACTCTCAGAAAGACTTAAAGAAGCCAGATTAGCGCGAGGCCTTACACAAAAGGCGCTTGGGGATTTGGTCGGGGTTAGCCAGGCTGCTATTCAGAAAATCGAAACAGGGAAAGCTAATCAAACAACTAAAATCGTGGAGATCGCGAACGCTTTGGGTGTGCGCGCAGAATGGTTATCTTCTGGCGTTGGAAATATGTCAGACAGTACAGTGCAACCAATACAACCAACTGTCAGCCATTCCAAATACTTTAAGATTGACGTTCTTGATATAGAAGTGAGTGCCGGGCCGGGTGTCATCAACCGTGAGTTTGTAGAAGTCCTACGCTCGGTTGAGTACTCGTTTGACGATGCTCGTCACATGTTCGATGGCAGGAAGGCAGAAAATATCCGCATCATTAACGTACGCGGTGACAGCATGTCAGGAACGATTGAACCTGGTGATCTGCTGTTCGTTGATATCACGGTTAAATCTTTCGACGGTGATGGTATCTATGCGTTTCTGTACGACGACACAGCCCATGTAAAGCGCCTGCAAATGATGAAGGATAAACTGCTGGTTATCTCTGATAACAAGAGCTACTCACCGTGGGACCCAATCGAGAAAGACGAGATGAACCGGGTGTTTATCTTCGGGAAAGTTATTGGGAGCATGCCGCAAACATACAGGAAACATGGATAATCAATAATAGCCTGATTAGACATTTGGGTGATGAGAGAGGCTGCAGAAACGCAGCCTGATTCTAAAATGGGATATAAAAAATGAGAATACTAGGTGTTAGGGCGGCGCCCAAAGTTACATCTTTTGTTGTATATTGCACCGATGAGTCTGCACTCAAATGTGTTGATGTTATTAAAATACCTTCGACCTTAGACACACCAGAAAAATTAAAGTATGTGCGAAATAACATCCTCGACATTCTTAATTTATATAATGTTGAATTAGCTGCTATACGCGTTACTGAATCAAACTCTGATAATCTTAGCATTGACCGCCTTTATATAGAAGCTGTTATTCAAGAAGCATTTTCAAGCAGTGATGTAAGAAGATATTACACCATTAGAAAATCTGGTATGAAGTCATCATTGAACCTAACAGAGATCGAGTATAAAGAAATATTGAAGTCACACCGTAATATAAATGGAATCGATAATTCTGGTTTTACAACTGAAACAAATGAAGCTGTTTTGGCTGCACTATCTGCGGAGGTAAGGGGATGCTGACTCCATACAAAAGAGCTGATGTAGCATTCGAATGGATTCGTGATCTAGAAGAACAGGGTTGTTTTTCAAAAGTATATCTGGCTCATGACAGACACCTAGCTCATGACTTGGTGATTAAAGAAATAGAAAAAAAAGAAAACACTAACCACGACGACTACTTTAATGAAGCAAGGCTTCTCTATAAACATGCACATCCAAATATTGTGCAAGTTCAGTATGCTGCTCAATGTGAGAGCAATATCTATATAGCCATGCCATTTTATCATAATGGTTCGCTAAACCAATTAATAAAAAAGATTAATCTTACGAGCAGGGAGATAATACGGTATTCTATTCAATTTTTAAGTGGGCTTTATCATATACACTCAAAAGGTCTTATGCATTTTGATATAAAACCTAATAACATCATGATATCAAACAGAAATGAGGCCATGCTATCTGACTTTGGATTGTCTCAGTTAGTCAATGAGGAATCGAGAGCTGCGCCTGAGTTTGGATATCATTTTCATGTGCCACCGGAATATTTTTCTTTATCAACAAATGATTATAATTTCACATATGACATATATCAGGCAGGATTAACCATATATAGAATGTGTGTTGGATATGATAATTTTGAAAGAGAAAGATCTGCATTTAGAACGATTGAACAACTCAGAGAGTCGATAATTGATGGCTCCTATCCATTAAAAGAGTATCCTTCCCACATACATAAAAAATTGATAACAATAGTAAACAAATGCATTCATGTAGATCCAAATGAAAGATATCAATCCGTACTAGACGTACTAAACGATCTCTCAGCTATAAGTGATGGCGTTCTTGACTGGCGTCTACAGATGACAAAACCAACTAACGGCACATATGAATGGCAAAAAAAGTCTGGGGACGTTATACTGTCTATAGTTTTTGACGCAGAAAATTCGTCTACTACTGGTTTTCGTTTATACGATGGTGGGCGGAAAAGGCGTGCTACGAACTTAACAATATCCTCAGGATGTACCCCTACAAAACTGTATAGGTTATTAAAGGATAACTGATCATGAAAAAGTGCGAGGAAGTAAGCAAGCTGCCTCGCAGACGTGATGCAGCATTAGCGGTTCCCTACAAAAAAGATGAGTTCACAAGCTCTTCTGATGACAAAAAATTTTCAAAGGCAAAAAATTTTGCATCTACATCTCTAAAAGATAAATACTTTAAGATCTAGCCCGGCCACCGTGCCGGGTTTTCTTTTGTCCCCTCCCCTCATCACGTATACTGTTCAAAAAACCACCACAACCTCGCTTCAGTTATCGCTATGCGATGCAAGTCACAAAATAAATCCATCCTAAATACAACCATTTACATCTAAAAAACCCAATAAAACAACTTTTGTTGTTGACGACAAAACAACTATAGTTTTAAATAAATTCATCGCAACAACACAACGATACGGCAACCACCTGATTCACCGTTGCGATGACCGCTTAGATCCGCAGCTTGAATTTCAGCAGGCTCCGGGAAGTGCGAGGGGTGAAGCGGACGCGTGAACGTCGGTGTGACCAGCTGAAATCAACTCAACTCAACACCTCATACCTCAGTCGCTTCAACGAGGCAGCTTAGTTATGACAACCGGCGGCCATCCACCGCCTGAATACGCGCAGAAGTCTCTATATGTTCAGCAGCCCAGCTTACGGGCAGGAGTTTTTATGGTTCATCAACATTACGGAACGCAGACCGTTAATCGAGGTGCGGTCATGCCAGGAATGCTGGTCAAACACAAAGATGGTACCTGGACTGCATCAGCTAATTTACGCGGACGGCTTTATCTGCATCGCGGCATCGAGCGCACTTATACCCGTGATTTGCTCGTGGAAGTTTTTCTCGACGGACGCGGCAACGGCCTGAATCACTAATCCCCTTTCCCATTTGATCAATCAGCCTGGCATTACGCGGGCGGTATTCGCACAGCCATATTTCAGGAGTTCAGCCATGAACGCTTATTACATCCAGGATCGGATTGAGGCCCAGAGCTGGGCGCGTCACTACCAGCAGATCGCCCGTGAAGAGAAAGAGGCAGAACTGGCAGACGACATGGAAAAAGGCCTGCCCCAGCACCTGTTTGAATCGCTATGCATCGATCATTTGCAACGCCACGGGGCCAGCAAAAAAGCCATTACCCGTGCGTTTGATGACGATGTTGAGTTTCAGGAGCGCATGGCAGAACACATCCGGTACATGGTTGAAACCATTGCTCACCACCAGGTTGATATTGATTCAGAGGTATAAAACGAATGAGTACTGCACTCGCAACGCTGGCAGGGAAGCTGGCTGAACGTGTCGGCATGGATTCTGTCGACCCACAGGAACTGATCACCACTCTTCGCCAGACGGCATTTAAAGGTGATGCCAGCGATGCGCAGTTCATCGCATTGTTGATCGTCGCCAACCAGTACGGCCTTAATCCGTGGACGAAAGAAATTTACGCCTTCCCTGATAAGCAGAACGGCATCGTTCCGGTGGTGGGCGTTGATGGCTGGTCCCGCATCATCAATGAAAACCAGCAGTTTGATGGCATGGACTTTGAGCAGGACAATGAATCCTGTACATGCCGGATTTACCGCAAGGACCGTAATCATCCGATCTGCGTTACCGAGTGGATGGATGAATGCCGCCGCGAACCATTCAAAACCCGCGAAGGCAGAGAAATCACGGGGCCGTGGCAGTCGCATCCCAAACGGATGTTACGTCATAAAGCCATGATTCAGTGTGCCCGTCTGGCCTTCGGATTTGCTGGTATCTATGACAAGGATGAAGCCGAGCGCATTGTCGAAAATACCGCATACACTGCAGAACATCAGCCGGAACGCGACATCACTCCGGTTAACGATGAAACCATGCAGGAGATTAACACTCTGCTAATCGCCCTGGATAAAACATGGGATGACGACTTATTGCCGCTCTGTTCCCAGATATTTCGCCGCGACATTCGCGCATCGTCAGAACTGACACAGGCCGAAGCAGTGAAAGCTCTTGGATTCCTGAAACAGAAAGCCACTGAGCAGAAGGTGGCAGCATGACACCGGACATTATCCTGCAGCGTACCGGGATCGACGTGAGAGCTGTCGAACAGGGGGATGATGCATGGCACAAATTACGGCTCGGCGTCATCACCGCTTCAGAAGTTCACAACGTGATAGCAAAGCCCCGCTCAGGAAAGAAGTGGCCTGACATGAAAATGTCCTACTTCCACACCCTGCTGGCTGAGGTTTGCACCGGTGTGGCTCCGGAAGTTAATGCTAAGGCGCTGGCCTGGGGAAAACAGTACGAGAACGACGCCAGAACCCTGTTTGAATTCACTTCCGGCGTGAATGTTACTGAATCCCCGATCATCTATCGCGACGAAAGTATGCGCACCGCCTGCTCTCCCGATGGTTTATGCAGTGACGGCAACGGCCTTGAACTGAAATGCCCGTTTACCTCCCGGGATTTCATGAAGTTCAGGCTCGGTGGTTTCGAGGCCATAAAGTCGGCTTACATGGCCCAGGTGCAGTACAGCATGTGGGTGACGCGAAAAGATGCCTGGTACTTTGCCAACTATGACCCGCGTATGAAGCGTGAAGGCCTGCATTATGTCGTGGTTGAGCGGGATGAAAAGTACATGGCGGGTTTTGACGAGATGGTGCCGGAGTTCATCGAAAAAATGGACGAGGCACTGGCTGAAATTGGTTTTGTATTTGGGGAGCAATGGCGATGAAGCATCCTCACGATAATATCCGCGTAGGCACGATCACTTTCGTCTACTCCGTTACAAAGCGAGGCTGGGTATTTCCCGGCCTTTCTGTTATCCAAAATCCACTGAAAGACCAGCGGCTGGCTGAGGAGATAAATAATAAACGAGGGGCTGTATGCACAAAGCATCTCCTGTTGAGTTAAGAACGAGCATTGAGATGGCACATAGCCTTGCTCAAATTGGAGTCAGGTTTGTGCCAATACCAGTAGAAACAGACGAAGAATTTCATACGTTAGCCGCATCCCTTTCACAAAAGCTGGAAATGATGGTGGCGAAAGCAGAAGCAGATGAGAGAGACCAGGTATGACAACCACTGAATGCATTTTTCTGGCAGCGGGCTTCATATTCTGTGTGCTTATGCTTGCCGACATGGGACTTGTTCAATGACACCTCAGCAAGAAAACGCCCTTCGCAGTATTGCCCGTCAGGCTAATTCTGAAATCAAAAAAGCCAGACAGCAGTTTCCGGATAAAAACGTCGATGACATTTGCCGTAGCGTACTGAAGAAGCACCGCGAAACGGTAACGCTGATGGGATTCACACCGACTCATTTAAGCCTGGCGATCGGCATGTTAAACGGCGTCTTTAAGGAACGGTGAGCATGAAAAACAAAATCATCATGGAGCTACAGGCTCCTTTTTTATTATTCGCATTCACCCTCAAGCGTATTAACCAACAATTCAGGGATTAATGAAAGATGGCAGACATCATTGATTCAGCATCAGAAATTGAAGAATTACAGCGCAACACAGCAATAAAAATGCGCCGCCTGAACCACCAGGCTATATCTGCCACTCATTGTTGTGAGTGTGGCGATCCGATAGATGAACGAAGACGCTTGGCCGTTCAGGGTTGTCGGACTTGTGCAAGTTGCCAGGAGGATCTGGAGCTTATCAGTAAACAGAGAGGTTCGAAGTGAGCGAAATTAACTCTCAGGCACTGCGTGAAGCGGCAGAGAAAGCAACTAAAGGAAGCTACATCGTAGGGCATACATCTGTTAACCAGCACGGCAATTTAACAGGAGTTTTTGTTTGCCAAAAATGGAAAGGAGAACCCGGTGGCGTGATTGCAGAATGTCATGTTAACTGCCTGGTTGAAACAGATGCTCAGGCTTACGCAAACGCTGAATTTATTGCTGCCTTTAATCCAAATGTTGCGCTGGCGCTTCTGGATGAACGGGAAAGAAACCAGCAATACATCAAACGCCGCGACCAGGAGAACGATGATATTGCACTAACGGTTGGGAGGCTGCGTGTCGAGCTGGAAGCCGCAGAGAAGCGCAACGCAAAATTACAAAGCGAGAATGCATACATCCGCAACCGGTTCAAAGAACTGGACCTGTTAATCGGGAAAAACATTCTGGTCATGCAGGCTGCGATTATCGAATGGCAGGCAACTGGCGACGCTAAAAGCGGACTGGCATGGATTTATAACACACTGTTTGGCCCTGGCGAATTGCCGGACGAATCTGAGAAAGATGCTCAGGCCTACTTTAATCGCAAATATGCACCGATTGACGAAAAGCTTATGGCGCTTCATAAGTGGTTTTGGGAACAAAGTGAAGCCGAGCGCGCCGCTGGCATTCGCATCAAAGGAGAATGAGATGACCACTATGAACAGAGAAGAACAAAAGCAAGTTCTCATAGATACAGCTAATCACATAATCAATCGTGATAATACTTCACCATATAGCGAAAATCTTAGGGAACTGGCACGAATTGCACTGGCCTCGCTTGAGGCAGAGCCAGTTGGTGCATTCCACATTGCTGAACAGCAAGTTGACGGCACAAGTGACTATCTCAAGGATGGAGAATGGCCTATTGATAATGGGATTCTTGAAGTCTACGCCGCCCCGCCAGCGACGGTATCTGTGCCTGATGAAATCTACGCAGAGCTTTATCAATTGCGCGAAGAAGTTAAAGGTCCAGATGGATTCAATACCTGGCGCGATGCTGCGACAGCCGAAAAGGTATTGCGCTTAAGCATAGAGCGTGATGCTTTGCGCTATCGTTTCCTGCGAGACAAGGATGCTTTCGGTGATGAAAACGAACCTGGGCTGGCTAGTTGGGGTGACCTGGCAGAGATGGAATATAACGAGTTTGATGCTAATGTGGATGCGAGAATGAACAACTCAGACATACCGCGATACAGCATCACGCAAGCGCAGATGATAGAGAATGATGTAGCTGCATCAGAAAAGAAAGCCCCAAATGAAAGGTATAAACAAATTTCAGATATCGACTATCTTGGTGCCATGAGCGCTTTTCATTCAGATAAGTGGCATAAGATGGGGTCTATTACTGGATATATGCATGGCTGGAATGCCTGCCGCGCAGCCATGCTTCATGGTAAATCCGAACAACCACAAAACGCACAACAAAATATTCCGGAAAATATTCCCGGAGGCAACTCTCCGGTAACTCCGGATGGTTGGATAAGCTGTAGTGAGCTAATGCCAGATGATGGTCAGCACGTAATTATTTTATGTGATGGCGCATTCGTTCTTTATGCGCAATATCGAGACGGAGAGTTTTTCGATATTGTCCGCAATGGTGATGAATTTTTCGAAACACAGAGTCGCAATGTAACCGACTGGATGCAACTACCAGAACCTCCCCTTTGATAGCTAAGCTTATACATATCTTTTACATCAGCAATCTATTGTTAATCTCCAATCAATGTTACGTTGTCATCTCTCTCATGCTTTGGAGGTAGTGATATGTCTTGTCCAAAATGCGGTTCTGGAAATATTGCAAAAGAAAAAACAATGCGTGGATGGTCTGATGATTATGTGTGCTGCGATTGCGGATACAACGACTCTAAAGACGCATTTGGAGAGCGTGGTAAAAACGATTTTGTCAAAATTAATAAAGAACGCGAAGGCAACGAAAAAAACTAATTTATTTATTCATATATGAAAACAATGTAACCAATATTCGAATTGAAGAACTGAAAGAACACCAAGCCGCCTGATGGCGGTTTTTTCTTGCGTGTAATTGCGGAGACTTTGCGATGTACTTGACACTTCAGGAGTGGAACGCACGCCAACGACGCCCAAGAAGCCTTGAAACAGTTCGTCGATGGGTACGCGAGTGCAGGATATTCCCTCCTCCGGTTAAGGATGGAAGAGAGTATCTGTTCCACGAATCAGCGGTAAAGGTTGACTTAAATCGACCAGTAACAGGTAGCCTTTTGAAGAGGATCAGAAATGGGAAGAAGGCGAAGTCATGAGCGCCGGGATTTACCCCCTAACCTTTATATAAGAAACAATGGATATTACTGCTACAGGGACCCAAGGACGGGTAAAGAGTTTGGATTAGGCCGAGACAGGCGAATCGCAATCACTGAAGCTATACAGGCCAACATTGAGTTATTTTCAGGACACAAACACAAGCCTCTGACAGCGAGAATCAACAGTGATAATTCCGTTACGTTACATTCATGGCTTGATCGCTACGAAAAAATCCTGGCCAGCAGAGGAATCAAGCAGAAGACACTCATAAATTACATGAGCAAAATTAAAGCAATAAGGAGGGGTCTGCCTGATGCTCCACTTGAAGACATCACCACAAAAGAAATTGCGGCAATGCTCAATGGATACATAGACGAGGGCAAGGCGGCGTCAGCCAAGTTAATCAGATCAACACTGAGCGATGCATTCCGAGAGGCAATAGCTGAAGGCCATATAACAACAAACCCTGTCGCTGCCACTCGCGCAGCAAAATCAGAGGTAAGGAGATCAAGACTTACGGCTGACGAATACCTGAAAATTTATCAAGCAGCAGAATCATCACCATGTTGGCTCAGACTTGCAATGGAACTGGCTGTTGTTACCGGGCAACGAGTTGGTGATTTATGCGAAATGAAGTGGTCTGATATCGTAGATGGATATCTTTATGTCGAGCAAAGCAAAACAGGCGTAAAAATTGCCATCCCAACAGCATTGCATGTTGATGCTCTCGGAATATCAATGAAGGAAACACTTGATAAATGCAAAGAGATTCTTGGCGGAGAAACCATAATTGCATCTACTCGTCGCGAACCGCTTTCATCCGGCACAGTATCAAGGTATTTTATGCGCGCACGAAAAGCATCAGGTCTTTCCTTCGAAGGGGATCCGCCTACCTTTCACGAGTTGCGCAGTTTGTCTGCAAGACTCTATGAGAAGCAGATAAGCGATAAGTTTGCTCAACATCTTCTCGGGCATAAGTCGGACACCATGGCATCACAGTATCGTGATGACAGAGGCAGGGAGTGGGACAAAATTGAAATCAAATAATGATTTTATTTTGACTGATAGTGACCTGTTCGTTGCAACAAATTGATAAGCAATGCTTTTTTATAATGCCAACTTAGTATAAAAAAGCAGGCTTCAACGGATTCATTTTTCTATTTCATAGCCCGGAGCAACCTGTGAATACATTTTCAGTTTCCCGTCTGGCGCTGGCATTGGCTTTTGGCGTGACGCTGACCGCCTGTAGCTCAACACCACCCGATCAACGTCCTTCTGATCAAACCGCGCCTGGTACCTCTTCTCGCCCGATTCTGTCGGCAAAAGAAGCGCAGAATTTCGATGCTCAACACTATTTTGCGTCCCTGACGCCGGGCGCAGCATCATGGAATCCATCACCGATTACTCTGCCTGCACAACCTGACTTTGTTGTCGGCCCGGCGGGTACTCCGGGTGTAACGCATACCACGATTCAGGCGGCGGTAGATGCGGCAATTATCAAGCGCACCAACAAGCGCCAGTATATTGCCGTGATGCCTGGTGAATATCAGGGAACGGTGTATGTCCCTGCCGCTCCGGGTGGAATTACTCTGTACGGTACAGGTGAAAAACCGATTGATGTGAAGATTGGGCTTTCCCTTGATGGGGGCATGAGCCCTGCCGACTGGCGTCACGACGTCAACCCGCGCGGCAAATATATGCCAGGTAAACCAGCGTGGTATATGTACGATAGCTGCCAGAGCAAACGCAGCGACAGTATCGGCGTTCTCTGCTCTGCGGTCTTCTGGTCACAAAACAATGGCCTGCAACTGCAAAACCTGACCATCGAAAACACGCTGGGTGATAGCGTAGATGCGGGTAACCATCCGGCGGTGGCACTGCGTACTGATGGCGACAAAGTGCAGATCAATAACGTCAACATTCTCGGTCGTCAGAATACATTCTTTGTCACCAACAGTGGTGTGCAAAACCGTCTGGAAACCAACCGTCAGCCGCGTACTCTGGTGACCAACAGTTACATTGAAGGGGATGTGGATATCGTTTCTGGTCGCGGCGCAGTGGTGTTCGATAATACCGAATTCCGCGTGGTGAACTCACGTACTCAGCAAGAAGCGTATGTGTTTGCACCGGCTACGCTGTCTAACATCTATTACGGTTTCCTCGCCGTAAACAGCCGTTTCAATGCTTCCGGTGATGGCGTGGCGCAACTGGGCCGCTCGCTGGATGTTGATGCCAATACCAACGGTCAGGTGGTGATCCGTGATAGCGCCATCAACGAAGGTTTTAACACGGCTAAACCGTGGGCCGATGCGGTGATTTCCAATCGTCCGTTTGCGGGTAATACTGGCAACGTTGATGATAACGACGAAGTACAGCGTAATCTGAATGACACTAACTACAACCGCATGTGGGAATACAATAACCGCGGCGTGGGTAGCAAAGTGGTTGCAGAGGCGAAGAAGTAA